CCGCCATGTTCCCAAAGCAACGCGTCGGCGGGGACGGACCGCAGGCGAACCCTTGCGTGAAAGACCGCGGTGGTGCCCTTGTCGAGCGGATCGTTCGCAAAGTCGCCCAATGGACCTGCGGGCGCGGTCTGCAGGATCTCCGACAGCTCCCAGCCTTCAGCACCATCAGTAATCGGCACACGGCGCTGCGCATCTCGGGCCTCGTCGCCGGGATAAAACCAGTCAAAGCCCTCGCCGCCCTCGATATTGGCGTGCAGGTAATCGAGGTCATAGATCGAGCGCCAACCGGCATCGGCGTGATCGGTCCCGTCACGCCAATCCGACAAGGGCATGTAATTGTCGATGCCTATGAAGTCGATATTGTCATCGGCCCAAAGCGGATCGAGGTGAAAATAAACGTCCCCCGACCCGTCCTGCGGGTGGTAGCCGAAATACTCCGACCAATCCGCCGCATAGGAAATCCTTGCATCCGGCAGCAGCACGCGCACCTCGGCGGCCAGCGCGATCAGCTGATCGACCGCCGGGAACCCGCTTGCCCCGCGCAATTGCGTCAGGCTGCGCATCTCGGACCCGATGCAGAAACTCTCCACGCCGCCTGCCGCTGCGCACAGCGCCGCGTAATGCAGGATGAAGCGCCGGTAACTCCATTCCGCCGGGCCGCCATAGCCCACGGACCCGGCGCCAACGCTGAAATCCGCCGCGCTTGCGGTGCCAAAGAACGCGGCAACCTCTGCCTCCGCCGCCGCTGTCTGGTCCGGTGATCCCGCCACGCCCGGTGCGAAATCGCCGGTGATCCGCCCCCGCCATGGCAGCTTGGGCTGCCCCCCCGCGAGACCCCAGGGATCGGGCTTGCCGTTTCCTTCCAGGATTTCCATCAGCAGGAAAGGGTAGAACATCACCTCGTGCCCGGCCGCGTTCAGCGCCTCGATCGCCTCCACCACAGATTGATCGGTCGGTGTGCCACCATAGACCGCGCGGCCATCAAGCTGCGCCAAAAGGCCGGCTTCGTGCCGCGTTGCCCCAGAAACCCGCCACGGCATCTGCGCACTGTCGGCCTGTTTCTGGTCCACCTTGGGCTGCACGTTGCACTGGCCCGCGCGCAGGTCGTCGCCAAACCAGCTCACGATCAGAGAAACCGCGCCGCAATTGGGCAATTCCCCCTCAAGATCCTGAATAGAAAGGGTAAAATCGGCCTCTCCCGAGGCCGTGTTGACATTGGCCGTTCTGGATTTGCCAAAGCCCCAGGCGTAGCTTACCGGTGTCGTGGCCAGCGCATATTCCCCGGTTCCCGGCATCATCGCCACCGCGCGGATCGCCTCTGAGGGCTGCGGCGGGCTGTCCAGCCCCTTGGGCCGCGCCGCTCGTGTCACCTCGAAACCGAGCTGCGGAATGCGGTTGCCATAGGGTGTGAGGTCCAGGTCCTCGATCACCACGTAAGCGATCCCGCGATAGGCCGGCACCTGCCCCGCGCCCTCGACCGCCTCCATCTTCGGGTCGGGAAGCTGGTCCTCGGTGCCGCGATAGACGCGCATCGTGATATCGCCCTTGGCCACCTCAGCACCATCTGCCCAGACCCGTCCGACGCGCGAGATCTCGCCTTCGCACAGCGCCACCGCAAGGCTGACCGTGTAGGAATAGCGGGCTGTTCGCGGCACCGGTGGCGCGCCCTTGCCGCCGCCACTGACCGCGACGTGTTCCTTGAAGCGGGTGGCCCAGATCACCTGCCCGCCGAGCCGCATCTGTCCAAAAAGCCGCGCCACCGGCGCCCCCTCGGCGGTGCCGGTCAGCCGAAAGCGGTCGATGCGGCCCTGTTCGATCACATCGGAGCCCGCGCCCAGGAGCCGCTGGTCGATGACCCGGCCCAGCGTGGCGCCCGCCGCGCGGCCGATCACCGCGCCGGTAAGCCCCAGAAACGTGCCCGAGCTGAGGCCGCCAACGGCCGCGCCCGCGGCTGACAGAAGGATCGTTGCCATGTCGTTCAGGTCCTTTCGGGAAATGCAAAACGCGCCACGATCCGCCGCGCCCAGGGCGACGTCAGCGCGCTCTCGACCACGCCGTGGCCGCTATAGGCATGGATGAAGCTGGCGCCGGGTCCGGTTTCGGCCTGAAGCCCCAGATGCTTGGCGACCGCGCCGTCGCGCATGCGAAACAGCAGCACGTCGCCGGGCGTTTCTTCGGGTAGCGGCTTTGCCACCAGATGCCTGAGCGCCGCCGCCCAAAGTCGCTCCTCTCCCTGCGGTTCGGACCAGTCCCGCGTGTAGGCGGGCACCGTTTCGGGTTCCGGCCCCAACACCTCGCGCCAGACTCCGCGCAACAGGCCAAGACAATCGCAGCCCGCCCCGCGCACCGCGGATTGGTGGACGTAGGGCGTCCCGATCCAGCCCCGCGCCGCGTCAACAACAAGGCTCATCGCAAGCTTCCCCCATCCATAGAGGACGCTCCGCGTGCCGGGTAGGCCATGATCCAGTCATCCCCCGGAATGTCAGGAAAGCCGCGAAAATTCAGTTGGTTGGAAAACTTCAGTCGGCAGGTCTCCAGCCGCTTGTCGCACCCCGCCTCCAACCGCACCCGGTCGCCGGGCGCAAGCTCCGCTCGCAGGTCCTCCCATAACTCCACCCGGCGCACGCCAGTCGTGAACCGGTCGTTCTTGATCACGCCGACCAGCCCCTCGGCCGCGCCCGACAGCACCTTGAGCCGCCCACGCTCGAACCAGCGTGGCTCAAACGAAGTCAGCCCGTCGAAGTCCAGCAGCCGCCGTTCGCTGACACGGGTCACAGCGCCCTCATGCGCATAGCCCGGCGTCGCCAGGTCAAAGCGGCAATCGCCATCGCCCAGAACCGCGGAACAACCGCGCTGATAAACCCGGCCCTCGGCCCGGTTCATCGCCTCCGCCAGCCCGCGCAACTCGACCGAGAAGCCCCCCGCCTGCCGGTCCAGTTCTCCGAACGACCCGCGAAATTGCAGCACCCGATTGTCCGGATCGCTCCACTGCACCAGCCATGCCTCCACCTCGGCGCCGTCGAAACGGCCCGCCTCGATATCGGCCTCGGTGATCGCGTCATCCGACAGCGCGCCCAGCGCCTCGGTGTTGTCGACGGCCAGCCCGGTGCCCTGCGACAAAGCCGCCGCAGACAGGCCGCTTTCCGCCTTGAACAGCGTTCCGTCGAACCTCAGCGCGCCATCGTGGTCGGTAAAGCCGAAGCGCACGCCGTCCTTGCGCGTCACCCGCCAGCAGCGGGCCAGTTCGGTGATGCCCTCGCGCAGGTGCACGTTCAGTCCTGCCGCGCCGCTCATACCCGGATCTCCACCACCGGTACCGAGGGTGCATCGCCAGCCTGAAAGCCAGCGACAGAGGTCTGGATCCGGTCCACGTCGAAACGCACCGGCACGTCAAACGCGAACCCAGCTGTCACCGCGACGTCGGGGTCGGGCGCATCGGTGAAGGTGACAATCCCGGTGGTCGCATCGACCTCGAAATGCACGCCCGCGACCAGTTCATTGCCGTCCACCCCGGCCACAACAGACCCTGCCACCGGTTTGGTGATCGGGCGGGCATAGGTTTCATCGCCCGACCGGTAGACCTTGACGATCTGGAACGCCCGCGTTTCCCCGTTGCCCACGCCGATCACGCAATCGCAAAAGCCGGGTTCGCGCGACGGACGACAGCTTTTGTAATCCGACCAGTCTTTCCAACGGAATCCGTGCAATTGCCCGCGCCGCGCCTCGAAAAACGCGATCAGCGTCTCGATATCGTCAAGCGAGCGCATCCCCAGCCCTGCATCATAACGTCGGCGCGAATGCGCCCAAGGGGTGTTGCGTTCCTCGAACCCGTTGGCGAGCGTCACCACCTCGGTGCGCCGCTCCGGCCCGCCGACCGAGCCGAAGCTCAGATTGGCAGGAAAGCGAATCTCGTGAAATTTCATTGGGTTGCCTTCCTTACCTGTTACGCTTCCCACGCGACAGCGCGCGGCTCATCTCGGCCGCGATCTGCGAACGGGAGCGTTGGAAGCCCTGCACATCGGGCGTCGTGATGTTCATGTTGACCGTGACCGGCGCGCCGCCGCCCTGCACCTGCACGCCGAGGCGTCCATCGGCCCCGCGCGTCAGCGGCATGATCGCTTCGGGTCCGGCCTCGCCCATCACACCCAGCCCGCCGCGCATGGCAAAGGGCGTCGTGCCACTGACCACGCCACCGCGTGCGAACCCCGTCGGCCTGCCACCGGAAAAGGCACCGCCCTTCTCGAACGGCAAAATCGCGGAGACAAGCGAATTGACACCACCCGCCAACGCCTCGCCAACCGCAGTCTGCACCGGTCGGATCGCGGCGCCATAGGCCGCGTCCACCATGCTTTGTGCCACCTGCCTGAGAGCGTCCGACAGGCGCATGCCGTCGAACACCACCCCGTCGAAGGCCCGCCGGAGCCCCCCGCCGAAGCTACGGCTGAGACTCTGCACCTCGCGCCCGGTGTAAAGCATCTCGTCCTGCATCGTGCGCAACTCGCCATGGAACGTCGCCACCATCTGCGTGGTTGCGCCCAGTGTCGTTTCCAGTGCCGACAGTTCGGCGTCGAACGCGTCCAGATCCTCATCCATCGGTCTCGTCCTTTTCATCGGGGAAGCGGGCGGCCAGGGCGTCCAGCCCCGCCCGCCCCATGGGCGCTTTCGCCCCCGGCTCACCCAGCATCAGCAACAGCTCCGCCGGGGTCAGCGCCCAGAAGTCGGCCGGTTTCAGGCCAAGCCCCTGCATCCCGGCGCGCATCAGGCCGGGCCAGTCAAAGAGGCGCTCGGGCGCGCTCATCGCGGTGGCCGGAACGACAAAAACAGAAGCCGCGCCGCCACCCGCGCCGCCTGCATCGGGCCGCCCTCGATCTCGGCTTGTGCGAGGTCCACGGGCGTCCCGTCCCAGCCGCCGCCGCGCAGCCCCGCGCAGAGCAGTGCCAACACGTCGCGCACCGCGAAGCGCCCCGCCTCGAAGCGCTCGACCAGCGCCGGCAGGCTGTCCGCCTCCAGCCGGTCCTCCAGCTCCGCCAGCGCACCCAGCGTCAACTTGAGCACATGGGCCTCGCCATCGAGCACCAGTGCCACCTCGCCCGCATGCGGATTGACCATCGCTCAGAGCGCCGCAGTGAAGGTAAGCGCGCCGGCCGAGGCCAGCGAAACCTCGTAGGTCGCTTCGCCGTCGTGGGTACCGGCATACTCGATCGCGGTGATCTGGAACGGCCCCGCGACGGTGCCGAAATCGGGGATGATGACCTGAAAATCCGGCACCTCCCCGTCAAAGAAGATCTGCCGCGCGCGTTCATCCGTGTCCGCATCGCGGAAAATGCCGGACCCCGAAATCGCGGCGGTCTTCACCCCCGCGCCGCCCAGCAATTCACGCCAGCCGCCGGTCGATTCCAGACTGGTCACATCCACCGTGTCCGCGTTGAAGCTGAGCCGCGAGGCGCGCAGCCCCGCCATGGTCTGGAAGGTGCCGTTGCCATCCAGATCGACCTTCAGCAGAAGGTCCTTTCCGTTCTGTGCCACCATTTTAATCTCCGTTATTCAGTATGTTACACCGTTACTTTCAGGTATTGCCTCAACCCGTGTCCTCATCCAGCCGGGCGCGGAACCAGACCTCGACCAGCCTGTCCGCGGCCTTGCGCCGCGCTTTCGCCCGGTAGAAATGCAGCCGCGCGACGCGCCCGCGCGACAGGCTCAGCGGCGTCGAAAGCAGTGCATCCGACACCGCCGCCGCCGCCTCTTTGGCCGCGTGGAACCCCGCCGCGCTGCTGGTGACGATGACGCTGATCTCGTGTTCCGCGCCGCCGGCGCTGACATCGGACCGGTCGCGCACCTTCTCCGGACCCAGCGTCACGTGAAGCGGCGGCAGCGGGCCGGGCGGTAGCGCGTCGTAAACATGTCCGCCGACGATCGCCGCCAGCGCGCCGTCGCCGCTCAGCACATTGTAGATCGCCATCTGCAACGCCGCCGTCATGCCATAGCTCATGTCGCGCCCTCCTCGGTGGCAAAGCAGATCAGGAAGCGCCCGCCGGGGTCGCTCTCCGTC